AGGAAGTCGTTGCTCTGTGCAAACTGAAGTTCATCGACCTCGGCGGACGAATACGGCGACGGGATAACTGTGCCCTGCGTTGTGACTGGCGTAATCGTCGTGTCGCCCGTTCCGGGGAGTGTTAGCATCTCCACGACGCCACCAATATAGAGCCGCAAGTAATCACGCCTATAGTCGTTGGTCGGCCTGAGCGTCCACGTACCAGTACCAGCAACCGAGACGTTGATCGGAGTCGTGCCTGCCGCGTCTTCAGCCAGCGAGAAGGTTCCGGCTATAGTGTTGACGTTGTGAACATAGTAGTACGTGTCTGCGTTGATCTGCGGCGAAGATGTTGGCAGCGTGCCCGTATTCGAGAATCGAAACGGCCCCATGCTGTCCTCCCACTCAAACGAAGCGTCGGCAGTGAAAACGCCGGGGGACGTAGTGGTGATCGCCGTCGAGTCCCCGGACACTTCGCCGGGCAGGCTTACGGTGTAAGTCAAGCCAGTAGAGAGATCCTGCGGAACAGTACCCGTAGTCGTAAGTGTAACACTCTGGCCATGCGAATATCCGTGATCTTTAACGTAGATCTCGTGTGAATTCAGGTTCAGGTTGGCAAGGTCGCTGCCGTCGAACGTGCGGTCGGTGATGTTGACTTGCGCCGTGCCCTTGAAGACCTCGATCTGCCCGTCGCCGAACAGAAGCATGTACGAATCTGAACCCGTGTAGTCGAACGGGACCAAGCGCCCGGAAGCGTTAGTGACGTACTGAGTGCCGGGGCGTCGATGCAGCCCGCCCTCCGGTGTCACGATGAAGTTCTCGATCGTGTTCGCACCCATCACATACTTCTCAAGGTCGCGGCGACCGTGGATCTCGGGGGCCAACTCGCCACCGTTAAAACCGTGCTGTGAGTGCGTAAAACGCGGCATTAGACGAACCGTGAAGTAATGAAGCTGTCGTTCCCGAGCTTGCGCTGACGATCTTCCTGCCCGTCCGCAGCACGGGCTCGCTGCAAGGCGATGCGCGCCTGAGAGCCCATCGTCTGCTTGACGGAGTCTGTCTGTGAGAGCGTTTCCGCCCACTCGAAGGCGCAGCGTGCGGCCAGCGCCTCTTGGAACGAAATGTCCATGTCGGACTCGGACACTTGCGCCACGTAGAGAATGTCGAGCGGCGCTTCGAGATCGGTCAAGATCTTCCCGTTCTCCAGCCGCCACTCCGAGTCGCTTGCGTTGCTGACATCGGTTAAGCGAAGGAAGTCAGCGGGCAGCGGGAACTGTCGGTCATAGCCCCATGCAGGGGTCGATGCATCAGCCGCGAGTCGAGTCCGCTTCGTGGCGAAGTTCCACGGCGTTTCGCGCAGCATCGCATTGCGAATCGAGTCGTAGGTCGCATTCGCGATGCGTGCCTGCGGCGACTGATCCGTCCGCGTCGTAATCGGCGGCTCGCCGAGCTTCCGCAGCCCAGCGTTGATGATCTCGATACTTGAAGCCATTCAGCCCCCATGTGAGGGGCAGGGCCAGCCAGGAGCCCCACCCCTCACCCCAGCGGCAGCCGGGTTAGTCGCCTGCGGAGTATTCCATGCGAAGCGAGCACGTCCCCGATGCAGAGCCAGCCGTAGCGAGCGTTGCCGTCACGTCGTACTCCTTCTGCGGGTCTTCCGAGAGGCCAAGGAGTTCCCAGACCGTCTTCTCGACAGAGGTGATGTCCAGAGCGGAATCGCCACCGTATCGCTTCTGCATGTCCGTGTGATTCGCAGCCATCGTCTGCGCGGCGTCGAACAGGTCAACATCGACAGCGTCCCCGTCGTTGATGTCATGCAGCCCGAAGTCCACGTCCGTCATGCCAGTGATCGACGCAACGGTATTGAGCCACAGCCCGTTGATGACTGCGCCGGATGAGATCCGAAAGAACCGGACGACATCGTCGTCGGACTGCGTCCCGTCGAACGTGTAGAACGCAACCTTGGTGCGCGCACGGCCACCGTTGACGCGCGGGTCAACGCGAAGCGCCGGGTCGCTGGTCAGCGACGTGATGGTGCTTGACTTGAGATCAGCCATTATTTCTCTTCCTCTGCGGCACGACTCCGCGCCGCGTTCGGCAGTGGCCCATCAGCACGACTCCGCACCTTTGGGCCACCACCAGAATTGCGATCCCTACTGGATCTGGATCTCGACAACGCCCTTCTCGTCCATGCGAGTCGCGCCGATGTCGAGCTTGTAGTAGACCTGCCAGCCGTAGTTCTTGTCGGCCCGCTGATCGATCTTGGCAGTCGGGTTCTGCGAGACGCCGAGCGTCATCGACGCCTTGCGCCACGCATAGAGCGACGTGGTGCTGCCCGAGGTCTTCACCAGCTCCGACTTCACGAACTCGAAGCCGAGCCAGGTGTTCACGGAGCCGTCAACCAGAGCACGGACTGAGTTGAAGTCCGCATCCTTGAAGTCGGTGTCAGTGAGCAGACCCTCGCGCCCCGCAGCGTCGGCGACGATGCACCACTTGTTGTCGCCACCGTCCTCGGGATTCTCCGCAGCTTCGAGAATCTTGCGAGCCTCGCGGCACTTTGCGGTGGTGAGCGAGGTGCCACCGTGGACGATCTGGTAGCCAGAGGTGTCGAACGCAGCCGTTCCCGTGCCGTCCTTGCCGGTCGAAGCGGTCGCATTGAACGCATCGATGATGACGCGATCGATCTTCCGATTCGCCGCCATCGCAAGGTTGCGGACATAGGCGTTGGTCGGATCGTTGAGCGACCGAACCTTGTCCTCTTCGTCCACCATGTCGCCACGGGCGAAGGGCTTGGAAGTGACCATGCGCCGCGAGTGCGGGGTATCACGCAGAGGCGTGTCCTGGTGTCGCGTGGTCAGTTCTTCGAGTTCGACCGCATCGATCTGGTCGAAGAATGCGCGGTCGCCCGTCATGGGCTCTTCCATCACGCAGGATCGAAGATTCGACCCCAACTGCTGTTGCAGAATCGTAACGTTTTCCTTGTACTGTCGTACATGGGCCTTATCGACTTGCTGACTCATTGTGAGTCTCCTGTTTGAAGTGTTGAACCAACAAACCGGGTATCCACTTGGGTCAGCGCCGGGGCCTTGCGGGTATCCCTATCGACTCTGTGGGCCGCATCGCGATACGCTCGCGACAGGCGACTTGCTTTCAGCTAGCACCGGGCATCGCTAGGCGATGGTCTCCGGGGTCGTGCTATTCCTCTCCCTCTCCTGCAATCTCCGCGCGCGTGAGGTCTTCCCAGCGGCGCACGGCTTCTTCGTGTCCGAATGCGTTCTTGTTCATGTATGCGTCCATGAATGCCTGGTCGCCCTTGAGTTCGTGCTTCTCGCGTGTCGCCTCGCCGGGGGTCTTCGTAACGCGAGAGCCCATACCCTTCTCGCCACCGACGAGGCCATGCTCCCCGGCGACCCTCTCTCCGAGGGCTGCGAGCACCTTCAAAATGCCTGGGTGATCGCCGAGCATTCGTCCATCGGCGAGCTTTATACCAGCGATCTCATCAACCTCTTCAACGCCGCCTTCGCGAAGCGCCTTCTGGGCGAACTCGCGCTTGGCCTCGAATGAATCACCCCACGTCTTCTTGAGGTCGTCTTCAGCCGCCCGAACCAATGAGTCAACTTCGCTCTGGTGATTCGCGAAACGCTGCGACTGCTCCTCGGCGTAGGTCGAAAGCACAGCCTGGACGAGTTGTGAGTTCGCGCCGTGTTCGTGCATCACGCCGAGCATCTTGCCCTGCAACTCGTCGCTCCATCCCATGCCCTCGGGAGCCGCAAACTCTCCGAGGTCGTAGTCTGCTGGAGTCTCGGGACGCCCCATGCGTTCGTAATGCGCGCTCCAGTCATCATCCGACCAGTCTTCGCGAGGGGCCGGAATCTTCTCGCCACCGACGAACTTCTGCGCGTTGATAAGCGCACGGGCCACCTCTTCGTGACTTCCGTACTTGTTGATAGTCGGGCTGCTGCGAACATCCGCGCTCAGCGAGTCAAGCCAACCGTCGGTGGGAGTCTCCGCACCGACGCCCTCGGGCGCACCACCACCATCGGAGACACCGGCATCCACTGCGCCCGTGTCGATACTTCCCGTTCCCATATCTGCCGCTTCACTCACTGTCTTGCCTCCTGCTCGCCATCGCAGCCTTGTCGGCCATCTGGCGCAGTTGCTCGTTGCTTTCCCGTAAATGACGTTTAATCAGCGTCACTATCGAACGCCTGCCTTCGTTGAACGCAGTTACGAATGGGTTCCCGTCAGGGGGGATCGTCTCATTCCACTCGTACCCAGCCTGCTTGATCAGATATACAAGTACGCGCTCACCCTGTGGCGTCCCGAATATGTGCCGGAAGTCCTCGTCTAACTGCCGCTGTCGTTTCCTGCTACTCAGCAGAGCGTGATTCCTCCATCAGTTGCGCCGCCTTGGCTTTGTCCTTGCCCGTGAGCGCCCATGCTTCCTTCTTGCTCAGTGGGCGCGACACTTCGACTGTGGCCTCTTCCTCAACCACAACCTCCTCAGCCTTGGCGGCTGCCTTTTTCGCGGCCTTCTTCTTGCTCGCCGACTTCTTTCTTGCTGCCATGTAGATCTCCCTAAGCCGCCGCATTCGGAGCGGCCTTCGCCAACTTCGCGACCTGATCTGTCAACGTGACGGCGTCCTGCTTCGACATATCTTCAGCAGCCGCCTGGTTGCGTGCATCGCGAATCTCCTCGACCTGTACTGCCGACTTCACCATCGATGGCGGCACGCCAAGCTCTCGCGCCAATTCCCGTGCGCCCTCGTCCATATCCACAACATCGAGCACGTCCGGCACCACCGAACTCAAGTTGGAAATCGTGCTTGCGTAGTCGATGATGCTGCGCGCCGCCGATGCGCGAAGTGCGCGGAAGACAGGAGAGACGTAGTCGAAGCGAATGTCGTTCTCGTTCCCCGCCACGCCCTCCAGCACTTCTGGCGGCGGCGGCGGGATGCGACCAGCTCGCGACTCGATCGCGAACACGCGGCTCAGCAACGGGTCTAGCGCCTCGGTTGCGAGACGACCCAAGATCGGCGCGATGTGCCTCTGCTGCTGCGACGAGAGTTCCAGCACATGCGTTGCCGTCATGTGCGGGTTCTGCAACGTCTGAAGCAGAGGCCAGTGGAACGCAGCACGAACGGACTCCTGATCCATCGTCAGCAGATCTTTGCTCACGTCCCAGCGAGCATTCGTGCGAAGCTCTTGCAGTGGCGGATTCAACTGCGAAGTGGTCGTGTCCACCGGAATGAGCGCACGCGGAGCCCAGGCGACATCTCCGGGCATCACGCCCTCTTGGTCGTAGATGAACGGAGGAGCAACGGCCAACTGCGCCGTCATCAACCCCGCCTTCTTCTGCTCGTTCAGTCCCGCGCCGTTCGAGAGCGCATTGTGACCGCAGCCTCGACCGTAGACTTCTCCCGGTTCCTTCGACCAGCGAGGCGTAACAATCGGCATCTCATGGAAACCACCGGAACTCATTACCGCGTGGTCTTCGCAGGAGATAAGGAACGAAGCGAAGGGCATCTGCGTTTCAGCGAGTCGCCGGACCTCGTCGCTTTCCACCGGCACGATGAGCTGCCGATACTCGCATTTATCCTCGAAGCCGTTGCGAGCAATGCTGCGATTCGCCTGCTTGGCCTTCTCGCCGAACGCCGCAACCGCTTGCTCTGCTGTCAGCTTGAAACAACGGGCAACGGAGTGAACAACGCCAGCAGCGTCTTCCGTTAGGTACAACTCCTGTAGGGGACGGTTGCTGAACTGGACCCCGCGCCCAGGAACCTCGTCGATGAACAGGCCACCCGTACCGAAACCGCAGAGGTCGATGAACATCTCGGCGACCTGAGAGTGCAAGTTCGCACGCGATGAGTTGAGCGCATTGAACAGCCGCTTCTTTACGTCGGTCAACCAGATGGCCGCGTTCTGGTTCTCGTTCAGCGACTCTTCCGAGAATCGTAGGTCGTACCAGATCTCGGCAGGGTTAATCGTGAGCGAGTGCATCGCACCAGAGAGCATGTCGAGCAACTGACTCGCCGTGTCGTCATAGATACGCTGCTTCCGGTTGCGCCCAGGCGTTCGCGTCGTGTTGAAGTCTCGACGACCAAACAGATTGTCGGCGATCTTCTGAAGCGTGTCGTCGTAGTCCGTGCGATTGCTCACCATCGCATCGGTACGAGCACGGGCGAATTCGTATGCTGATCTACTCAAGTTCAACGTCGTGGAGATCATGGGTCTTGACGCCCTTCAGTTGCTTCCTGTAGAACTCCCTGTTTCGCTTGACGATCTTCTTCTTCTGCTCGTCCGTCAACTTAAGGTCTCCAGTGAGATGCTTGGCCCGTGTCGCCGCATCACCTCCAGCGAGCAGAGAGAGCGCATCTCGACCTCCACGAAGCGCAGCTTTCTCACGCCTGGTCAGGATCGTCGCTTTGCGCGTTGCCCCGGCGGACTTGAAATCCCTTTGCGAAGTCTGCTTGGCGAAGCGGTCTATGTGGTAATCGCGGGTCTCGGCCTTATGCTTCGCCTTCGCGGCTTCATACTGCTTCCGTAATTCGACAGAGTCGTCATGGCCCACGAAGTTGAGCCTCCTCTGCCAGGCTCTGGCGTTAAAGCCCCTTGGCTTCTCGGCCCACTGCGGCTTCCATCCAGCCATCACGCACCTCCAAGAATTGACGCCGCCTGCCCGAGCAGCGGCCTGTTGTCGAACCCGCCCCTGCGCGAGTTGGAAAGAATGGTAGATGC